CAGATCAATCATTACTGGAAGTAAAGCAGCCGCCAAACCAACCCAACTTGCAAATCCTACTTTAACAGATTGAAGCCCTTTATTTGCACCGGCTAATCCCTTAACCATGTTACCAAGAACCTGAATAAATCCAGTACCCTCTTTATTAACCAATGCTAACGCGACACGATACGAAGCCCAGACACTTATACCACGTACAACCCAACCTATAATAGTCTCTAAGTTGTCAGCAACGAAGCGTAGAACGTCTTTTAAGCCTCCTAAAACATCAGACCCCTCAGACCATTTAACAACAAGGTTTTCCCATGCCGCCTTCAGTTCTTTTAGAACCGTTGACATGGTATCTGAATTAACCGCCGCCTGATCTGTTGCAACGCTTGTTCCCGTCACACCTTTAGTGTATTCTTCAAATAACGCGATATTCGACAATAAGATTCTACCGGTTGAAATATTTTCAGCACCAAACGTCTTTTGTAGAAACGCATCTTGCTCCATTGCAGAACCAAGTGAATCAAATTTCGCTTTAGCTTCGTCTAGTGCGTCGTTAACTTCAAATTGTCCTGAAGCATAACCAAATGAGGCTTGTTGTAATTTAAGTATTGAACCTCTTAATTTAGTTCCTGACTCTGCACCAACAACTCCAAATTTACCCAACACCTCAATCAATGCCACCGATTCCTCTACTGAAATATTCGCGCCAGAAGCAACCGAACCAAAGTTCTTCATCGCGTCCGATACATCAGTTATACCAGCCGAACCAACCAAAGAACCAGCCGCCAAAACGTTCATTGCTCTTTCTGCCTGATCTGCTCCCAAACTAAATTGGTTCATTACTGAGGCAAGTGCCAAAGTGCTTGACTCAATACTATCACCTGAAGCCTTAGAAAGTATAATAGCAGACTTAGAAACAGCCATTAACCCGTCAGCATCTTTAAGTAATTGAGGCATTTGGCTACCTACAATTTCAAATAGTTTGGTGGTTTCAGTTACCCCAACCTTCATTTCAGTTGCAAGTCCTAAAATCTTACCTTTCAGATTCTCTAATTCGTTTCCAGTTGCACCAGTGATCGCACTTAATGAGGCGGTTGCTTTCTCAAAATCTACTATTGTGGTGAACGCATCGCGTAGAATAGTAAACGCTGAGAATCCTAAACCTAATTGAGTTAAAGCGCCTGTTAATTTGTTTACAGCGCCGGCATAATTACCAATATTCAAACGTTGCTTTGTCATTGCATCGCCCGAATCACGAATAATCTTATTATTCTTGTCTATCTGGGCATTAATTTCTTTTAACCTAGTTGTTCCCTTTTGGGTTTCTAAGTTTAAAGATTGGCGCTCTCTTGTGAGTTTTTTATTCTCTATCGAAAGTTTTTCAAGCGTTCCGATCTGCTTATTTTCAAGCGCAATTTCTTCTGTCAGAAGTTTCTTTTGGATAGCCGTAGCTTGTTGTAAACGAATTTTACCTTTTACAACTTCATCTTCAGATTCCTTTAACTGTTTGTTTAATTGAATTGATGCCTGAACGTATGTATTTGAATTTTTATACGCTTCATTTACAGCCTTAATTTCAGCAACAGACCCAAGCATTGAACCGCCCGAACCTGACTTAGTATTGTTACGTAATTTTGTAACAACTTTATCTAATTCAACTATTAGTGATTTGTATTTTTCAGCATCCGCGATTGCATTGGCAAGGTGGTTGTCCTGAATTATATCACTACCCTTTATTGTCTTTGCCATGTTGTGCTGCCATGTTTTTCAAAGCGTAACCCCATTCTATTACTGTGAATACTTTAGGGTCTATTCTTTGGTGTTTATATGTTGAAACGTGATCTAAAACTTTGTAAAATTTTACCCCGTTTGCTTTGCTTAATTCCTTTAATCTGTTTTGCTCAATGTTTATTATATTGAACAACGATCTGTCTTGTGTCTTGCAAAATCTTAGGTTTAACCCTATAATCTTTCGCATTATTCGCATTCTGTTTAGAAGATAATCATCTATTCCAAACTCATCCATGTGCTGCTGTTGCAACGCCTCCCAAATTTCTCCAAACTCTGTTCCTACCTTATCCGATTTTTTCGGACTCTTAAACAAGTAAATTAGATTTCCTTCCTCTACAATCTTTTGCCAGTTCCAAATAGGCATTTCATCTATTCTTGTCCAAAGTTTTTCAGCGTAGTAAGTACCCCGTGTACCATCTAATATAGAACTCATACGCTTGGTTAATTAGTACTTGTAAATTTTCGTCAGTTAATCCCTCCAAATTGTTACCAAAGTCTTCTTCAATATTGTAACCTTCTTTGAATGGGTCTGAACTAATCACTATTATTCCATCTCCTACTGTGGCTCTAAAACTTCGCCAATATTCGCCGGTATCTTTTAACTCATAAGGTTTACCGCCCCTTCTTTTTTTATCAAATAGACTGTAAGTTGTGCGCTCTGTAAACTTGTTGAATAAACTTTGCCCTAAACTGTCTATGTGATCTTGCCCCATCTGATCTGATGTATTCAGGAAAATAATCAATTCTTTTATGGTTCGATTGTCTAACACTATTTTGAATGTTTGCTTGTCTTTGCCTTTTAAAGCGATAAGCCTTTCACAATATTCATATAGTGCTGTGTCCTTAAACATCGGTAAAATAACCCCCACCAATTAAGGCAGGGGAATTTTATTTACTTATCAGATTTTTTGTCCTCTTTTGGAACACTTGGTTTTTCTTCCTTACTTTTAGAAACCTTTTCTGGTTTGATTCCTAATTGCTTTGCTAAAGAAACATAGTCTAATTTGCCCTCAAAAGTTTCCTTTAGTTGTTCAAATGACATTTCTTTAACATGGTCACCAAGTGTACACTTACCTAGTACGTCCTGAAATACTATCATTATGGGATAGTAATTACAATAGAACTTGCAGCCTCGTAACCAGTTTTAGAGAATGAAAGTCTTTGAACGTCTGCGGCTGTTGCGGTTGGTTGTACAAATGTATAACGTCCCGGAACGGTAGAAGATTCTGTAACAGATGTAATTGTAATTGAACCCGGAGTTGGTGAAGTTTCAACAAGCGTAAAATCTCCAATAACACCACCTACAAAAGGTTGTTTAGAGAATTGAGAACCGTAGATGTAAGAAATATCAACAACAAAAGTAGTAGTTGTGATAGATGTTGCAGCACCTAAAGTAATATCAATTAGACCAGTGTAGTCAGTAATTACGACTTGAACATCATTTGCACCAGTTCCGTAGTTAATATAAGCGATGTCACCATCGTTTTCTAACTCAGAGATTGCAAATTGAACCATTACCATTGCAGGTGTTTCATCTACCTTTGAAGGCGGGTTATAAACTGCACGCAAAGTTTTAGGCTTAATTCTGAAAGGACGTAATTCACCATCAACAGAACCGTTACCACCTATTTGATCTGTGATTGACCAAACATAGAAAGCCATGTCGCGGCATCCCATTGAGTTGAAAGCCTCTGCGATTTGTGGTGAAGCACCATCAACAACTGTGAAAGCCATTGTACGCACACCTTCTGAAGTTGTGATAGCAAAACCATCCAAATCAAAAGTGTTAAACTCAGCACGTGTATCTTTCACTTGGTTGATAACCGGTGAAGGGTAAAGGCGTTTTGAAACATCTGTTTCGTTAATCAATCCCTCAAAGAAAGCGTCATTCAACGTATCTGTTGAAAGTATTTTATTTACTGTGCCATCATTGGCAATTCGTTGAGTAAAAGCAAGTTTTTGAGGACGCTCCAATACACCTACGCAATTGGGTTGTCCGAAATTCTTGATATTCTCATTACATGAACATAAAGACATATTATTTTTAATTTAATTGCGTATTCGATTAAAGCCCCCGAATACTTAGGACATATTTTTTATTCGTCAACTGAACATAATTTGCAAACTGCAATCCCTGAAACGGTTGTAACACTAGAGAAAATCCCTTGTATTCTTTCCCCTGCTGGTATTGCTACTGTTGTTAAGTTGCTGCCAACTACTGCCGTAGCAGTTACGCTTGATGCTGTACTTGCGAAAATCTCACAAAAGTATTCACCAGCCGTACTTGTAGCAGCGTTTAACACACGTAGACCATAAGCCCCGCTT